CCCCACTCAAATTAACTATCTATTTCTTCAATTTCATTAAGATCCTTAACATCTATTTCCTCTTCAGTTGTTTCTTCTTTATCTTTAGATTTACTAAATCCTTTTCTATTTATTTTGGATCTAGTTGATTTTGTTTTTTCTCGAATATATTGAACAAAATCATCATTATCAGTAGGAATGTCAACATTGAAATTAGGAGAATAATCAACTACAGCTTCTGGAGTCTTAATATTATCTTTAGGGTCTAACTCTTTCACTTCGTTTTTAATATTTTCACAATCATCGTCAAAATCTACTCCAGGTTCTTCAAATCTTCTATCTTTATCATTGTCTTTTTCAACAAAATTAGATTGAAGTCTAAATGCTAAATCTCTATTAACTATGATATCTTTATCAATAGATACAAAACTATTGATGTTTTCATAAATGTTTCCATCATTAATAGATAAACCAATACATTTATTTCTAAATGCATTTTTAATCTCATCTTCTGATAAAACAATTGATCTATATTTAAGAATATTTCTCTCTAAAAATTTATGTCTAGGTTTAATTAAATGAGCTAAAAATATAACGTCTTTTTCTAAACCAACACCAGTCAATATTTTAACTGTTCCATCTTGAAGTGGAACAAATGAAATATCATATAAAAACTTAGGTTTTTGAAAAAGATTTTCAATTGCTTCAACCTTTTCTACTTTATCAATATTTAATAATTGTAAAATTTTAACTAAATCAGATTGAGTTGTAACCAACTGTATATAATCTTTAATTAAAATTTTATTTTTACTAAAACCAGGAACAGCAACTTGGCACTTAGTAGGAACGATTGTTACATTAGTGAACTCTTGTACATTATGAATTCTTTTAGCACAATTAATTGAAGTGACAAGGTCAATTAGAAATGAAGGTAGATAAACGTCTAGATTTCGAAGCTGTTTCTTAACTGCTGAAGGATTTTCTTGTCCTGTTAAAAATAATAACATAGAAACTGACAAATTAGAAATTTTAGCAGTTGATGATTTAACAACATCAGAAAAATTTGCTTGAGCATTTAAACCTAATAAGCTTTTAAGTTGTCTTAAATCATTTGGTTTTATCTCTTGCAACGCTTTAATCGTTTTATTAGTTATATATTCTGAAATAAAAGAGTAATTGATTTCAAAATAATTTTCAACATAAATTGGACCTTGTTTGCTTGTTAAATATACAGCATCTAAATAGTCATGAGGAGTAAACTTAATTGAGTCAAGTAATGAGTTTGCCATAATTTTAATTGGTTGTAGAAGAAACATATAATTGACGGTCTTTATTAAAACAGTCTCCATCCAAGCTCTATAAAACGGTCAACAGGCATTCTATTGTCTACTATTCTACCATCAGCTGTTAATATTTTAAAAGTCACATTCGATTTATTTAAAACTCTAATTCTCAACTCCTCATCATACCTCATAAATTTAAGAAACAATTGGTAAAACCTTTTAATCTGGAAAATGAGTGAGAGGTATCTAACTATTAGCCTTTCAGGACCAGCAAAGTCAACAAATCTTTCAGGGTATAGAACTCTAGATATAATCCAAAGATCATCTGCATCAGGTTCACCATTCTTATCCCATTCAAAACCTAGAAACGCAATTGGTGAGTCAACATCAGCAACAAATGATTTATTTAAATTTAATCTAAAATTAAACATCTCGAAAATAGCTTTCAATTTCTTTTCTTGTCCATCATCTATTAGTATTATAAAGTCGTCACCTTGTATTAAATAATCAAACTCTTCCAATAAACGTCCATTAGTTATTAATTCATAATAATTTAAGACAATCAACATCGAGAACGTATTTAGCAAACTTGTAAACCACATACCAGTTGGGTTACTACCTTTAGTAATAACAATATCGTTATTTAACATAATAGGAGTATTAACAATCCAGTATATAAGTGGAATACTTTTTAAGAAATCTGTCTGGGTCAAGTTAAATGTTGCAAATGAATAAAAAACTGCCATTAAAAACTTCGAAATTGAAACATCACAGTTAGATAAGTCTCCACACAATATCTTTTTACCCCTAAGGTTCGCTTTTCGTCT